AACCCAATCGAAACATTACCTGGTGGAACAAACTTGGCGGAGATTGCAGATATCGAATATATCCAAAAGAAATTAGTTACAGCATTAAGAATTCCTAAAGCATATTTAGGTTTTGAAGAGGCTGTTGGTGATGGTAAAAACTTATCATTATTAGATATTCGTTTTGCAAGAACAATCAATAGGATTCAAAAGTCTATGATTGCAGAATTAAATAAAATTGCAATTATTCACTTATTCTTATTAGGGTTTGAAGACGAATTAACAAACTTCACATTAGGTTTAACTAACCCATCAAGACAATCTGATTTATTAGGTATTGAGGTGTGGAAAGAAAAAATATTACTTTATAAAGATGCAGTTGCTGAAATTGCAAATAGTGTAGCACCTGTATCTGCGTCTTGGGCTAAGAAACACATTTTAGGATTCTCCGATGAAGAAATCAGATTAGATATCCAACAACAAAGAGTTGAGAGAGCAGTTGCTGGTGAGTTAGCAAAAACAGCAGAAGTAATTACCAATACAGGTTTATTTGATAACATAGATAAGTTATATGGTAAAAAAGATGGTGAAAAACCTGCTGAAGGTGGAGAAGCACCTGAAGGAGGAGCTCCTGATATGGGTGGAATGCCTGATATGGGAGGGGCACCTGAACCTGAACCGGCTGGTGGAGCACCTGAATTAGCTCCCGAATCTATTTCAAAAGATGATTTAAATTTATTATTAGAAGAGGGTCTTTTTGGTAAACACGACTTTATGAATTTAGGTAAAGGTAGAAATTCATTAGTAGAAATAGACGGTAAATTAAAAGATTTACTTGGTAACTAATATTTATAAATAAAAAAGATGAATAAGTTCGGTGAAATAAAAAGTAAGGTTGAACAAATAAGTGTAGATTTATTTGGTAAAAAAGATTTTACAAAGTTTATGAGAGGATTAAAATCCAATATTTTAGAGAATAAGGATTTAACTGAAATTTTCTACATATATGATGATTTATCATCTAAAAAGGGTTTGAGTAAAGATATTGCTTCTGACTATGTAAATGAGTCAATCGAATATTGTCAAATTTTAATTGAGAATAATAGGACATCTTTAAATAAGTTAACTAAGTGGGTCTCTCAATATAATGTAGAGTCACCAAACAACTACAAAAATATTGATACTATCGTTTACGGGAATTCTATTCGTGATTTAGAAACCGTTTTAGAATCTAAAAAAAATATCATATCAACAATAATTTCTGAAGAGACAAAAAAACAAATCAAAGAATCTGTTAATTTACCATTATCAACGATGGTAAAAGTGGCTGAAGAAAATTTGAAAGGTGAAATGTCTAATCTTACAGAATCAGAAAAAAATGAATTAGTTTCTATATCATCTTTATCAAAAGAAGAATTAGAAACTGAATTTAATTCCCTTAAGGAATCTGTAATTTCAAACTTAAAAGGTTCGTTGGACGAATCTAAAGAAGATGAAATTAAAACGATGATTGGTCAAACAATCACTAAGATTTCAGATTCTAAATGTACACACTACGATTTATATAAGTTAAGAAAACTAAATCAAGGACTATGAGTAAGAAATACTTTTTTGGTTGGGGAAACATAAAAAAAGGTATTACTGAAATAATTAGAATCTACTCAGAAAAACCATCTTTTTTTTCTAAAAAACGAATTGAGTCTGGACTTGCATTTATTATTGCAGAGTGGGGTATGATTTTTTATCTTTTAAAGAAGTATCCAGATTTAACTATGACCGATATGGTGATGTGGGCAACAATCCAATTTGGCGTATCTGGTTATATCATTTACCAAATCCAAAAAGAAAAGAAAACTGAAGACAAGAATCAAGAAAGTTGATTTTGTTTTTGTTGTAGATAAGCTGCCTTTTGTTTTTGACTTCTTCTCTTTACAGACTTCTTTGTAAACTCTTGTCTATCCCTTAATTGTTCCGTTTGTTTTGTTTTATACACCTTGAATTTATATTGCTTCAATGCTTGTTCAATTTGAGAAGGACTTTTTACTTTAATTATTATCATATTTTTTTTACTTTATAATATAAATATACGAAAAAAAGTCATTTTTTGACAATTTTTATTTTTATCGTTACACTTATTAAAAATAAACCTGAAAGTTATGATTAATGAAAAAAGGAAAAACATCAAAATTAAATGTTTTTGATGATGCAAAATGTTTCTATGGAACAGTAGATTCGAAAAATTTAAAATCAATCTACGTAGTACTACAAACATGGATAGAACCCCTCACAATAGACGATAATTGGAATAGGTTAGTTGGGGAAATTAAAAGACAAATACAACACACATTATTAGAAGTAGTAGATACACAAACATTCGAGAGAAAACAAATTGTAGATTTAGATTTAAGAACAAGTGGGATACAGAAGAACAAAAAAAGTTTTATGAACTTAGAAATTACCCTCTTTGTACACAACACCACATTAGATTTTAAATCACCAATTTTACGAGACAAAATTAAAAAAATACTTTCATCGGTATACACTGATGATTTAAAAAACAACAAACATTTTACTCTGAGTAAGACAAAAGTTGCAGAATTCAAATAAACCTAATATTTATTCATAAAAGCATTATGAAAATTTTAGGACCAAACGATAGTGGTAAAGGAATTTTAGTTGAGTGGGACGCAGGTATTATTAATCCTAACGAACCACGTAATCAAAATATTATTCAAGAATCTTACGGACAATTAGAACATTCAAAACCATTTGTATTTTATGCAACTCTTCAAAAGTGGGGAGTTCCAAATAGAAACGGTAGAGTATACCCTGAGAAAATATTAAGACGTGAAGCAGATAAGTACCAAGACGTTATTAAACGTGGTATGGCAATATCTGAATTAAATCACCCTGAGTCATCTTTAATTGACCTTGATAGAGTATCTCACCTTATTACCGATATGTGGTGGGAAGGAAACGTATTGATGGGTAAGATTAAATTATTAACCACACCTGGTTTTCACGAAAGGGGTATCGTATCTTCTAAAGGTGACGTTGCCGCCAATATGATGAGACAAGGTGTGACTATGGGGGTATCTTCTCGTGGTGTTGGTTCGTTAGTTAAGAAGGGTAATGAAAACGAAGTACAAGACGATTTTGAACTAATTTGTTTTGACCTTGTATCATCACCATCAACACCAGGTGCTTATCTTTACTTGAATAAAGAAGATAGACCTAAGTACGAAGAAAAACTTGCAGAACATGATTCGACTAATTTCTCAGGTGGTGGTTTAGAAAAGTCTGTTGACTTAATGAAAAGATTAACCGATTATTTAGGGAAATAAAAATTTACTTATGGACGAAAAATATTTTGTAGCAAAAATCACAACCGATATGGTTGATGATAACACAGGAAAGATTAAAAAAATTAGAGAAGAAAAACTTGTAAAAGGTTTTTCACCTACTGATGTAGAGGCGAAAGTTACTAAAGTGTATGAAACTTATTCAATGGATTGGAGAATTACTGCAATTGTTGAAAGTAAAATTGACGAAGTAATTGAGTAATTTTTTTACTATTTTTTATTAAGGGACTTATGGTCCCTTTTTTTGTGCCTTTATTTTTTTTGACCTATCTCATTTAAAAAAAGAACTTTTTTGATTTACGATATATTTATGTAAATAAAATAAACGCATAATGCATTGCAAAAAAATAAAATGAGTTTAGAAAAAAACGAAAATTTGGTCGAAAAAACTTTATTACAAATAAAGTCAATCGAAGAAGCTATAAGCGAAAATGCAAAAGGAATACTTGCTTCTACAATGAAGGAAGAAATCAGTGAACTAGTAAAAGAGTCATTATTTGGCTCCAAATCAAAAAAATCTTTGCACGAACAAGAAGAAGATGATACCGACGATGTAGAAGGTATGGACGATGAAACTGTTGATACAGATGATAGTGCTGGGATTGAAGACGTTGAAATGGAAGTTGAGCCTGAAGGTGGTGAATTTGATATCACCGCTATGATGGGAGCTGAAGTTCCAACTGATAACGAAGACGAATTACCACCACTTGATATGACGGGCGCTAAGCGTGATGAGTTGATGAAGGTTTTTAAAGCTATGGGTGATGAAGATGGAATTATCGTTGTTAAAGACGGTGATAACATCCACTTAACAGACAACAACACTGACACAGAATATATTATCAATATGGGTGACGATTCAGATTTATCTATGGAAGAACCTATGGAAAATATGGATGAGAGTGTAATTTATGAATTAGTCTTCGAAGAAAAAGAAGATGAGACAAACGAAACTGAAATGTACGAAGAAGATGGTGACGGTGAAGAAAAAGACGGTAACGAAGATGATGTAAATGAAACTATTTATGAATTGGAAGTTAACGAAACTATGAAACCTGTCGGAATGGGATTCGGAAAAAGAAAAGACGGTATGTCAAAATCTAGTGTAAACAACAAAGGTTTCAAAGAAGAAATGGCTGACGGTAAAAAAACCGAGAAGAAAGGTAAAGGACCTAAATTTTCATTTGGAAAAATCAAACATGGTGTTACTGAATCTGAATTAGAGGAAGAAGACTACATGGAAGGATGGATGGATGAAGAAGATTCTATCGATACAATGAAAATGGAAGGCGATTACATGGAAGGCGATTACATGGAAGGCGATTACATGGAAGGTGATTACATGGAAGGTGATTGTATGGAAGGTGATTGTATGGAAGATTCAGTTAATGCTGATGAAATCATACCAGGTGAAACTACTGAAGCTTCAAGAACCATGACTTACATGAAAAGAGCTCAAAGAGACCGTGTTGCGGCACCAAGTCAATTAAGAAAAGAATCAGTTGAAAAAGAACTTGGTTTATTAAGAGAGAAAAATGAAGAATACAAAAAAGCTTTAGATTTCTTTAGAAATAAATTAAATGAAGTGGCTGTCTTTAATTCTAACTTGGCATATTCTACTAGATTGTTCACTGAACACTCAACAACAAAACAAGAAAAAATAAATATACTTAGAAGATTTGATAATGTTGAATCAATCA